AGGAGGATATAATTATGGCAAGTACTACATTTAATGGACCGGTACGTTCGGAAAAAGGTTTCCAAGTGGCAACCAAAAATACGTCTACGGGTGCGTTCACAACTAGAATGAGTTCAGGTATGCCTGACTTAACTGGCTTAACTAAAAATGATTTAGCAACAGCCTCTAGTGTTACTTTAACAGCAGATGCGGTTAATATCGTAAACTACACAGGAGCAGCGGCTTGTGCAGCAACTTTACCTGCAGCGACAGCAGGAACAGTAGTTGTTTACATGCAAGCAGTTGATACAACTGGTGGAACAGCGACATTAACTTTTGATGCAGCAGGTTCTGATGTTTGGGCAACTGGTTCAGTAATTGAATCAAGAGCATCTTCAGAAGCTGATATCGACATCTCTACAGCAGGCGAAACACAATTAGTTTTTACACCAGCTAACGCAGCAACAAACTTGTTGACTGTTGGTGGACAAATTGCTTTCATTTGTTATGAAGATGGCACATGGCACATAGCATCATCATTAGCGAGAGAAACAACTCAAACTACTGGTGCATTTGCATTTGCGTCGTAATAGTTAATTATCTTGGTGGGAAACTTCGAGACTTTTTGATCTTGATACCCACCAAGACCAATAAGGAGATAAAAAAATATGAAATCAGATGTAAAAGCGATAAGAGTTACAGCGACTGGCGCAGTCTTTGCAGGAAGAACAAGATTAAGAGGATTAATTCTTGCTTCTGATGGCGGAGGAGCCGGAACTATAGTCTTACAAGATAACACTGATAGTACAACTTTGTTTCAAGGAGATTGTCCAACAGGAGATGTTTTCGCGTTTAACATTCCAGAAGATGGTGTAGTTTTTCCTGGTGGAATGAAAGTTTCTACTATTACAAACATTGCAGCAGCGACGTTTTTGATAGACAAGTAGGAGGTTAGATGGCTAACACTACTTCGGGTACAACAACTTTTGATAAAACATTTGCTATCGACGAGATAATCGAAGAGGCATATGAGAGAATAGGTTTGCAAAGTGTTTCTGGTAACCAGTTACGACAAGCAAGACGATCTCTTAATATTATGTTTCAAGAGTGGGGTAATAGAGGACTCCACTATTGGGAAGTAGCAAATAACTCAATTACATTAGTTGCTAACCAAGCAGAGTACACAATGTTTAGATCAACAGGTGATGGCACATCTGACGCCACAGCTGTGTATGGTGTTGACGATGTGTTAGAAGCTGTTTACAGAAACTCTTCAAGTGTTGACTCACCTCTTACAAAAATCAATAGATCTACGTATCAAGCTTTATCAAATAAGACATCAACAGGAACACCTTCACAATATTTTGTACAAAGATTTATAGACAAAGTTACAATCACTTTGTATTTAACACCAGGTTCATCAGAGGCTGGTAATACAATTAATTATTATTATGTAAAAAGAATACAAGATGTTGGTGATTATACTAACGCAACAGATGTTCCATATAGATTTGTACCATGTATGGCATCAGGTTTAGCTTATTATTTATCACAAAAATTTAAACCAGAACTAACTCAACAAATGAAACTATTGTATGAAGATGAATTACAAAGAGCATTAGCTGAAGATGGTTCTTCTTCAAGTTCATACATAACCCCTAAAACTTATTATCCAAATGTCTAATTTTGCAAAAGGTAAATTCGCTAAATTTATATCTGATAGATCAGGAATGGAATTTCCATATAAAGAAATGGTCACAGAATGGAATGGTTCTAAAGTACATATTTCTGAGTTTGAACCAAAACAGCCACAATTAGAACCTAGAGCCCACGGTGCAGATCCTCAAGGTTTACCAATGGCAAAACCAGCTAGAACAGAACCAGCAACCGATCGTTTATTACCAGGAAATCCCTTTAACATAACATCTGGTAGCACGACAATTACAGTGACAGAACCAAGTCATGGAAGATCTACTTCAGATACAGTGGTTTTTAGAAATGTAGATGGATCACCAGGAGGTGTTGCATTTACGGTATTTGAAAATTCGTCAGGATTTAGTATAACAGTAACAGGAACAAATAATTATACATTCACTATAGGATCTACTCCTACAGTGACTGAAACAGCAGGAGGAATGTTTGTAACGGCAGGGCCGGTAACATTAACACCATAATGGCAGGAATAAGTTATTCAGGATTAGTCACACAAATTAGAAACTACACAGAAGTAGATTCTAACGTTTTATCTGCAGATCAATTAGAAAATATAATTTTAAATGCACAGTACAGAATTATGAGAGATGTCCCTATTGATGCGGACAGAAAACAACAACAAGGTAATTTAGTTACAGGTCAAGAAACAATAAATGCTCCAGGAGGATGTTTATTTATCAGAGGTATACAAGTTTATGATTCAACTTCAGCTATAACAGGAGCCAATAGATTTTTAGAAAAGAAAGATGTCACTTATTTACAAGAATATGTGCCATCAACAGAATCCTCAGCGAGAGGACAACCTAAATATTATGCCATGTTTGGAGGCGCTACTGGAGATGGAGACACAAATTCAGGCAGAATAATGTTTGCCCCTGTGCCTGATACTACATACAAATTTAGGGTTCATTTCAATAAAATGCCAGCTACTTTGGCCTCAGATAATACTACTAATTATATCAGTTTAAACTTCCCTAACGGCTTACTATATTGCTGTTTGGCAGAGACATATGCTTTTTTAAAAGGCCCACAAGATATGTTGACACTTTACGAAAATAAGTATAAACAAGAAGTAGATAAATTTGGTGTAGAGCAGATCGGCAGAAGAAGAAGAGATGACTACACTGATGGTGCTGTTAGAATAACGATACCATCGACAACACCTTAAGGAGTTTTATTATGGCAATAACATCGGCAGTATGCACAAGTTTTAAAGTGGAACTTTTAAAAGGAGTTCATAATTTTACGGCTACAACAGGTAATACTTTTAAATTAGCTTTGTACACTAGCTCTGCAACTTTAGGAGCGAGCACAACAGCTTACACAACTTCAAACGAAATCACTAATACTTCTGGAACGGCTTACACAGCAGCAGGCGCTACATTAACAAGCGTGACTCCCGTTGCTTCAAGCACGACTGCAGTTTGTGATTTTAATGATGTTAGTTACACAAGCGCAACGTTTACAGCAAACGGATGTTTAATTTATAACGATTCAGCATCAGGTGATCCTGCGTGTGCAGTAATTGCATTTGGCGGTGACAAAACTGTAACTAGTGGAACTTTCACAATTCAATTCCCAACAGCAGACGCTACAAACGCGATCATAAGATTAGCGTAAGGAGGTAGCGACGGATGTCCGTTACTAGAACATATACAGTAACGGTGGTCAGCACCGATTCAGGTAATAAATATGCTATTGATGGAGTTCAACAAGATACTCTTTATTTAGCAGAAGGTGGCACGTTTAGATTTGATCAATCAAATGATTCTAACGAAAACCACCCATTAAGATTTTCAACAACAAGCGATGGAACACATAACAGCGGAAGTCAATATACTACCGGTGTAACAACCAATGGAACTCCAGGCCAGTCAGGAGCTTACACAGAAATTACGGTCGCAGACTCTGCACCAACTTTATATTATTATTGTACTAACCACTCAGGAATGGGAGGAACTGCAAACACTCCAACTGCTGATACGTGGGGAGCGTTAGGCTGGAGTAGTAATCTTTGGGGAACAGATGAAGAGTTTGTCGTAGGTTGGGGAGCTCAAGCTTGGAATGACGGTGAATGGGGAGAAATAAAAGACCCAACTGTTTTTTTAAGTGGAGTTTCAGCAACTGCCTCTGTTGGAGAACTTATTACATTTCCTGAACAAGGTTGGGGCAGAGATGCTTGGAATGATGAGTCTTGGGGTGAATCAAGTTTTACAGTTGAATTAACAGCACCAGATGCAATTGTATCAGACTTAGGTCCTAACGGTTGGAGTAATGCATCTTATGGTGAAAATGGCTGGGGAATGTTCACACTTAACCCTGCAGACGCAGTTGGATTAACAGGTGTATCTTCAACTTCAAGTGTTGGTTCTTTTTCATTTACAATAGATGCAACTTTCACACCATCAGGAGTGGCTGCAACTTTTGGTGTTGGAGAAATCGACCCTACCGCAGAAATTGTTGGACCAACAGGTCAAGCAATAACTTCTAGTGTTGGTTCTATTTCGCCAGCAGATGCGATTGGATTAACAGGAGTGTCTGCAACATTTAGTGTTGGAAGTGTGGAAATAAGCACAAACCCAATAATAGATGTAACTGGTCAAGCAATAACTTCTGGTGTCGGAGCTATCGATCCACAAGGTATTATAATGGGCTTAACAGGTGTATCTTCAACTACCTCTGTAGGATCTGTCGTTGTAGCAGATTTCACAATAGGTTTAACAGGTGTATCTGCAACGTCTTCAGTAGCAGTATTTGGCACTTCTGATGGCTTTGGAATTCAAGCTTATTCTGATGTTGACACAGGATCAAATACGAGTTATACAAATGTAGCTTAAGTAAACAGGAGATAAAATATGGCTTCAACTTATACACCACTCGGTATTGAACTACAGGCAACTGGGGAAAATGCTGGAACGTGGGGAACAAAAACTAATACAAACTTACAAATTTTTGAACAAATTGTTGGTGGATTTACACAACAATCAATAGCAGGTGGCGCACAAACAACAGCTTTATCTGTTTCTGATGGATCAACTGGAGCAGTTTTATCTCACAGAATGATCGAGTTTACTGGTACAATTACAGGAAATCAAATCGTTACAATTCCTTTAGATGTACAAACTTTTTATTATTTAAGAAATTCAACATCAGGCGCATACACAGTACAATTTAAATACACATCAGGATCTGGCGATTCGTTCACTTTCGCAACGACAGATAAAAGTGATGCTGTTGTATTTGCAACTGCAAATGACGGAACTAATCCAGACATTTACACTTTACCAGCTGGTACTGTTACTCTTGCTGGAACACAAACTTTAACAAACAAAACGTTAACGTCTCCTAAAATAGGAACTTCTATTTTAGACACTAACGGAAACGAAGTAGCTTTAATTACAGCTACAAGTTCAGCAGTTAACGAAGTTACTTTTGTAAATGCTGCTACAGGAAATAATCCATCGCTTACAGCATCAGGTGGAGATTCAAATGTCGGTATTGATCTTAAAACAAAAGGAACAGGTGTTATTAAAGCAGAAGATGGCGGCGGAACTGTTAGCGCAGTAAAAATAGCAGGTAAAGAATCTATTTGGGTTCCAGCAGTTGCTATGTATCCAAACACAACAAACGGATGCGCTGACCTTGAACAAACAGAATTATCAAATGGTCCTGAAATTAAAACTTTAGACTTTGATAAAGACTCTGATGAGAATGCACAATTTGCTGTTGCCTTTCCAAAATCTTGGAATGAAGGCACGGTAACTTTTCAAGCATTCTTTACAGCAGATTCAACAAACACAGGAACTGTATCTTGGGATTTAGCAGGAGTTGCGATAGCAGATGATGACTCTTGTAATACTGCTTTTGGAACAGCAGTTGCACCAACTGCAAAAGCACACAGTGGTACAGCAAACGATTTAGACGTTACAGCAGAAAGTGGAGCAGTTACGATAGCGGGGTCTCCTAGCACGGACGAACAAGTATTCTTCCAAGTCACTAGAGATGTGTCAGATGATACTTTAACTGCAGATGCCAAACTATTAGGAATTAAATTATTCTTCACTACAGACGCTGCTAACGACGCATAAGGAGGATAAATGGCAGGATTTGGATATAACATTCTAGGTTTTGGATCTGGGAGCTCAGCTAAGCCCTACAACGTTAGATATTTAGTTATCGCCGGTGGTGGCGCTGGGGGAAAATCTCAGGGAGGCGGTGCAGGAGCTGGCGGTTACAGAACTGTAGCAACAAAATCTTTTGAAGTTAAAACAGGACAATCATTTGCAATTACAGTAGGAGCAGGAGCAACTGGAGTTACTCCACCCGGAGCAGACCCAGGTTGTTTGAACGGAGCTAATTCTGTATTTTCAACTATTACATCTGCTGGCGGTGGCGGTGGTGGATCATCAGGCGCTTGGGATAGCGGAAACGGTGCACCTAAAATAGCACAACCAGGAGGATCTGGTGGAGGAGTTGGAAGATATCAAAATCCTTACGGTCCTTATGCACCACAACCTGCAGCATTTTTAGCAGGAGGAGTTGGTAACACACCTCCCGTATCACCTAGCCAAGGTAACAACGGAGGGACAGGTCAAGGAACTGGAACTAATCACAATCAAACCGGAGGCGGTGGTGGCGGAGCCGGAGGGGCAGGAAATCCTGCAACTGCGACGAGTCCTAGCGCTGGAAACGGTGGACCAGGAGGAAACGGAGCGGCTTCTGATATTTCTGGAACGTGTGTGACTCGAGCTGGAGGTGGCGGCGGAGGCGGCTACAACCAACAAGGTTATAATTTTCCTGCAGGGTCAGGTGGACCAGGTGGCGGAGGCGCAGGAAATTCTACATCTGGAGGCTCAACTGGAAATCCAGGAACTGCAAACACGGGAAGTGGCGGCGGAGCGGCCGGTGGAGGAAGTTCCCAATCAGGTAGTGGCGGATCTGGAATTGTAATTATAAGAAGAGCGACTGCTTGTTCAGCAAGCACATCAGGGACAGTAACAACTTCTGGCACTGATACTATTCACACATTTACTTCACCAGGGACGTACGTAGCATAATGGCACATTTCGCTAAACTAGATGAAGATAACAATGTATTGTGGGTAACACCATTAGATGATTCTATTTGTAATGATGATGAAGCGACAGGTGTTGCATATTTAACAAAACATCACAATTGGCCTCATTGGAAAAAAACATCGTACAACACTTACGCGAATGAACACAGACAAGGTGGAACTCCTTACAGAGCAAATTATGCAGGAGTGGCATATAAGTATGATCCTGACTTAGATATTTTTAAAGTAAGAAATCAACCTTATTCAAGTTGGACTATGAATAATACAACAGGTCAATTTGAACCCCCTGTTGCAAAACCTGAAGACGACGATAACAAAGATTATAAATGGGATGAGTCTTCCCAGTCTTGGATTCTATTAGACTAAGACGCTAGACTTTTATACAGTTTAAAGTTATAAGTACGCACATGGAGAAAGTGATATTAAATGAAGAGATCCTTTATTATGGATATGTTAAATGTCCAAAAGGATATGAAATTGATAGAGAATCAATTAAATATCAAATGATGTATGGTTATCTTAACAATAAAGATAAACAAAGATTTACTTTCGATCATACAATTCATTTAGACTATTTGGGTGCATACATAAGAGATTTTCATTATCAAAAAGTTAATTATGAATACACTTTAATTAATAAAGAAATATCTGCAGTTATATTAAAACAAGGAGAATCTACTAAAAGAAAAAATGAAATAGATCCTTTTGATATTAAGAACTCTCCAACTTATGTTTTAATTTATGGAGTTGAACTTGAAGACAATAGTTCTAACGTTATTGTGCATTACAATCGTTTGAAGATGCCAAAGTGCACTTGGACTATTCCTATACAAAATAATAAATTTATAATTTTTCCGGCTCACTTAGATTACGAGATTACAGCCAATACATCTAAGTTAAACGGTTATTATTTAATACAAACCTTAGATGAGTATATATATGGTAAAAGAACATAAAAATTTTTTATCGCCTGACAATATTAATTTTATAGAAAATGTTATGCTTAATGATAACTTTCCTTTTTATATAAAACAGTCAGCGACAGAAAATACAAAAGGAAAACAAAATAACGAGTCTTTTTTAAAACACATTATCTTACACAACTTGGAAACTAAAAGACCCTCAGAAGCAGTAAACTCAGATTATTATGAAATAGCTTTGAATATGTTACAACAATTTACTAAAGCCATTAAACAAGAAGTTAATTTTTTTACAAGGATGTGTTTTAATCTTACGTATGCAAACGGAATGGAAAAATCTGGAGTGCATGTTGATCATAAATATCCCCACAAACAAATTATATTATATTTAAATGATTGTGACAAAGATGCAAAGACAGTT